ATGATTTGCCCCTGGCTGTACCGCAAGAAGCAGTTGGGACTGATCGAGGATGTGGACACCCCGGCCCTGCTGGTGGGTCGGGGTGTCCACTGCCGCATCCTCGAGGGCCGCGACGCCTACGAGGCGCAGTTCGCCCTGGGCGGGCCCATCAACAAGACCACCGGCAGGCCCTACGGCAAGGACACAAACGCCTTCCGCGACTGGTGCAAGGCGCAGGGCAAGCCTGGCATTCATCACGACGACCTGGCGCTGATCGAGAACATGGCCAGCGGCGTGGCCATGAACGATGAGGCCGTCGATCTGCTGCTTTACGGCAGGTCCGAGGGTGTGGTCCGGGCAGAGTACTGCGGCACGCCGTGCCAGATTCGCATCGACTGGACGCACCCGCACCGGGGAATCGTCGACCTCAAGAGCACGGCCGACCTGACCTGGTTCGAAAACGAGGCCAGGCGGCGGCGCTACGCCAACCAGGTCGCCTTCTACCAGGCCGTTCTTGGCCAGGCGATCGGCGAACTCGTCCCGGCCTACATCATCGCCGTCGAGAAGGTCGAGCCGTATCGCTGCGGCACGTGGCGGATCAGCGACAACACGCTGGCCATCGCACGGCAGGAGAACGAGGCGGCCATCCGGCGGCTTCGCCATGCCTGGGAGACCGATGAGTTCCCCACCGGCTACGAGGGCATTCGCATGCTGGACATCTCGTAGCACTTCCCGCGCCCGGGCGTGTGCGGCGTGCCGTGCGGCAGGGATGCCATCACGGAGGAACACGGCCGACTTCCACCACCGCCCGGGCGCTTCTCGGCAGGGCCGGGCTGATCGGGGCTCATAACCCCGATGACGCGGGTTCGACTCCCGCACCTGCCAGTCGCTGGCCAGCGAATCGGAAACGTCAACAGACAACCACACACCACCAGGAGCAATGACATGCACCGAAACTTTCGCAGATGCGATCCGCCGACCTCGGCGATGGCCGGGCGGCACGTGAGGGCCTGCGGCTGTGCCCAGCGGCATCGCGACCTGTGCCTCCGTGCCGTCCGACGCCAGCCGGGCCTGACCGCCCGCGAGATCGAGGCCCGGATCGGCATCAAGGCCCACAAACGGCTGCCGGAGCTGCGGGCCGACGGCCTCATCCACAACGGCTCGATCCGCACCTGCCGCGTGAGCGGGCGGATGGCCATGACCTGGCAGCCAGACAGCTTCATCAACATGGGAGACCACGCATGACGATGATGCAACACATTCACACCGGCAGGCGTCACTCGCCGCCACGATTGCTGATCTACGGGACCGAGGGGATCGGCAAGTCCACCACGGCCTCGCAGGCACCGAATCCCATCTTCGTGCCGACCGAGGACGGCCTCGACCAGATCGACTGCGCCAGTTTCCCGCTGGCCGGCAAGCTGGCCGACGTCGAGTCGGCGCTGAAGTCGCTGATCAACGAGAAGCACGACTTCGAGACCGTGGTGATCGACTCGGTCGACTGGCTCGAGCGCCTGGTCTGGGACGTACTCTGCGAGCAGTATGGCGTCTCGAGCATCGAGAAGGTCGACGGCGGCTACGCCAAGGGCTACACGCACGCCCTGACCCACTGGCGGAAGGTCCTCAACGACCTCAACACCCTCCGCACCCAGCGCGGCATGTGCGTGATCCTGCTGGCGCACGCGAAGGTCGAGAAGTTTGAGGATCCCGAGGCCAGCGCCTACGACCGTTACTCGCCACGCCTCCACAAGCACGTCACGGCGCTCATCACCGAGTGGGCGGACGCGGTGCTGTTCGCCACGCGGAAGATCATCACCAAGACCGAGGAGGCCGGCTTCAACCGCGAGCGGACCATCGCCTCCGGCCTGGGCAAGGACGGCGGGGAACGCATCCTCCGCTGCGTTGGCAGCCCGGCCTGCGTCGCCAAGAACCGCTACGGCCTGCCGGCCGAGCTTCCCCTGTCGTGGCCTGCCCTGATGCAGGCGATGGACACCAACCCCGCGCCCGCCAGGCCGAATCTGCGCCTAGTCGGCGGCAACCAGAACACCAACTCCAAGGAGAACTGAACATGGCAAACCTGAACGGATTCGACGCATCGCAAGTGGAACCGAGCGCTTCCTTCGACCCGATCCCTGCCGGCAAGTACCTCGCGGCCATCACCGAGTCGGAGATGAAAGCCACGAAGACCGGGGCCGGCAGCTACCTCCAGATGACCTTCACGGTCCTGGATGGCGAGTACAAGAACCGCATGCTGTGGGCCCGGCTGAACCTCAACAACCCCAACGCCACGGCCGTCAAGATCGCCCGCAGCGAGCTGTCGGCCCTCTGCCGCGCCGTCGGCGTGCTCCAGCCTCGCGACTCGGTCGAACTGCACAACATCCCGCTGCTGATCACCGTCAAGCTCAAGAAGCGCGAGGACACCGGCGAGTTGACCAACGAGATCAAGGGCTATGAGCCCAAGGCGGCCGCCGCCGGCCAGCCGCAGCAGGCTCCGGCCTCCGACACCACGCCGCCGTGGAAGCGATAGGAGGCCCATCCATGATTCCCCGGAAACCAGACACGGATGTCGCTGCCGGCGAGCCGATCCCCGGCAGCAAGTACGTTCGGGCGTTCTGTCGCGGCTGCGGCGCGCCGATGCGGGTCTCGAAGGATATCTACAAGGCGGGCACCTACGCCGACTGCTCTGACTGCATCCGCCCGTTCCAGCCCGGCCATGGCACGCGGAGCGCCACGGACGAATACGACGGCGAATGGGACAACGCGGTGCGGGCCTTGGAGGACGCCGCATGATCGCGACGCTGCCATACCCGCCGAGCATCAACCACTACTGGCGTCGGGTGGGGCCGCGCACGCTGATCAGCCGGGAGGGCCGGACGTTCCGCACGAACGTCTGCGCCCTCCTGGGCGGCGGCGGGCCTCGCAAGCCGCCAGCCGGCGGACGCATCGCCCTGTGCATGGATGCCTTCCCGCCGGATCGCCGCCGCCGCGACCTGGACAACATCCAGAAGCCCGTCCTCGATGCGCTCGAGCACGCCGGGGTGTACGACGACGACAGCTTGATCGACCTGTTGGTCACGCGTCGGCGGATTGCTCTCGCGCCCAGCGGCAAGCTGGCCGTGAGCATTCACCGGCTGCCCCTGTGTGCCTGCCCGCTCTGCGGCCGCCCGCTTGGTGATGGAGAAGAGCTGGCATGAGGGTGGCGACGGACACCAGCACGATCTCGCTGCGCCCGTACCAGGCCGAGGCGGTCAATGCCGTCTATGACCACCTGCGCCGTCGGGATGATCACCCTTGCGTGGTCATCCCGACGGCCGGGGGCAAGACGCCGGTGATGGCGTCGATCTGCCGCGACGCCGTCACGCAGTGGAACGGCCGCGTACTGATCCTGGCCCATGTGAAAGAGCTGCTCGAGCAGGCGGTCGAGAAGCTCCATGCGATGGCCCCGGACCTGTGGATGCGGATCGGCGTCTACTCGGCAGGCCTCAAGAGCCGCGACACCGAGCACCCGATCATCGTGGCGGGCATCCAGTCGGTCTACAAGCGGGCGGCGGAGCTAGACGCCTTCGACCTGATCCTTCTGGATGAAGCGCACATGCTGCCCCCGGATGGCGAGGGCATGTATCGCACGTTCCTGGCCGACGCGCAGACGGTCAACCCGCGGGTGCGGCTGATCGGCCTGACGGCCACGCCGTACCGCATGACCACCGGCATGATCTGCGGCCCGGAGAACCTGCTGAATCACGTGTGCTACGAGGTGGGCGTCCGGGAACTGATCGTCCAGGGCTACCTCTGCCCGCTCAAGACCAAGGCGGGCCGGCGCAAGGTGGACACGTCGGGTCTGCACCTGCGTGGCGGCGAGTACATCGCCGGCGAGGTCGAGGCGTTGATGGATGACGACTCGCTGGTGCGATCTGCCTCCCGGGAGATCGTCGACTACACGCAGGATCGGCACAGCGTGCTGATCTTCGCCGCCGGCGTGCAACATGCGCTGCACGTCCAGCGCGTGCTCGGTGAGATGGGCCACGAGTGCGGGTTCGTCTGTGGCGAGACGCTGCCCTTCGAGCGGGCCGAGACGCTGCGGCGGTTCCGCGACGGGCAGCTCAAGTTCCTTGTCAACGTCAACGTGCTGACCACCGGCTTCGACGCGCCGAACATCGACTGCGTGGCGCTGCTGCGGCCGACGAATTCTCCGGGCCTCTACTACCAGATGGTCGGTCGGGGCTTCCGGCTGCATCCGTCCAAGGACAACTGCCTGGTCCTGGACTTCGGCGGCAACATCCTCCGCCACGGCCCGGTCGATGCGCTGCAGGTCAAGGACCGCGCCAACGGCGGCGGTGAAGCGCCGGCCAAGGAGTGCCCGCAGTGCCAGGCGGTGATCCACGCCGCCTACGCCGTCTGCCCCGAGTGCGGATACGAGTTCCCCGCCCGCGAGCGCGAGAAGCACGAGCGCGAGGCCACGACGGCGGGCGTGCTCTCCGGCGAGGTCACCGAGACGGAGTACCCGGTCAGTGAGGTCTACTACGGCGTCCACGTGAAGCGCGACGCGCCCGAGGGGCACCCGCGGACGATGCGAATCGACTACCGCGTCGGCTTCAACGACTACCGCAGCGAGTGGGTCTGCTTCGAGCACACCGGCTACGCCCGGGGCAAGGCCGAGGCCTGGTGGAAGCTGCGGTCGCACGAGCCGGTCCCGGACACCGTCGAGCAGGCCGTGCAGATCTGCGAGGCCGGCGGCATCGCGCCCATGCTGGCGATCACCGTCCGATTGGTCACCGGGGAGAAGTACGACCGCATCGTCAACCACCAGATCGGGCCGATTCCGCCGAGGCTGGACGGCGGCGACGAGCGCGTCGAGGCCGACCTGCCCGAGCCGGTCTGGCCCGAGGACGACATTCCGTTTTGAGGAGGTCACATGAGCAGCAGCCAAGTGGTCAACCAGGTCGAGGCCGTGCTGGATGCGACGCTGCGCATCCCGGTCGAGGCCCTGGAACGGGCGGTCCAGGAGGCGCACGAGTCCAACACCAAGCAGATGGACGATCCGCAGGAGCGATTCCCGATCACGCGCCAGGCCCTGCGGATGTTCTGGCACTTCCGCTGCAACCTGGGCGCGGTCGAGGTGAAGGCGGCGCATGACTGACCAAGGGTCCATCACAACCGCCGCCTGCGCCTACCTGTCGGCGGGTCTCTGCGTCCTGCCCGCCAGGCGTGCAGAGAAGCGCCCGGCTGTGGGCCGGTGGAAGCAGTATCAGAAGAGACTGCCCACCGAGGCCGAGTTGTCTGCCTGGCTGGCGAACAATCCCGACGCCGTCTGCATTCTCTGCGGACAGGCCTCGGGCAACGCGGAGATTCTGGACTTCGACGCCAGAGGCGAGTTGTTCGACCGATGGTGCGCGAAGGTTCGCACAGCGGCCCCGGGTCTGCTCGAGCGGCTGGTCCTGTCCCGCACGCAGTCGGATGGCAGGCACGCCGTCTACCGCTGCATCGCGGCTGTGTCGGGCAACTTGAAGCTCGCGCAGCGCAAGGTCGGCGACAAGGTCGTCACGCTGATCGAGACCCGTGGCGAAGGCGGGCTGTTCCTGTGCGCCCCGACGGCCGGTTACGAGGTGATCCAGGGCGATCTGGCCGACCTGCCCGTGCTGACCGAGGCCGAGCGCGACATTCTCCTCCAGGCGGCGTGGGAGCTGAACGAATACCTGCCGCCTGTGGTCGATGGTCCGGCGCTGTCGGCGAATGTCGGCCAGAGAGTCGGGCTGTTGGCAGAGAACGGCCACTTGTCCGCAGACAACGCCCACAACGGCGATTGTCGGTCGGACAGCGGCGCTGTGGGCCAGAGAAGCCAATCATCGGTCGCACAGGCCGATTGTCCTTCGGACAATGCCCACCCCGGCGATTGTTCGCCGCACAATGGCGATGTCGGCCAGAGATCGCCGTCATCGGCCGAACAATGCGACGGCGCGGCAGACAATCCGCACATCGGCTGCTGTTCGTCGAGCAATGCCGCTGTGGGGCAGACAACCGCGTCATCGGCGGACAATGGCGGCTCTCTGGCAGACGATGCCCACAGGCCCGGCGATGACTTCAATGTTCGCGGAGACGTGCGGGCTGTGCTGGAGAATGCCGGCTGGTCGCTAGCCCGTGCCGGAGAGAACGAATACTGGCGTCGGCCCGGCAAGACATCCGGATGGTCGGCCACGCTGAAGGACCGCGTCTTCTACGTCTTCACATCCAACGCCTCGCCATTCGAGCCGAACACGGCCTATTCGCCGTTCGCCGTCTACACGCTGATCAACCATGGCGGCGACTACGATCAGGCCGCCGGCATGTTGCGGCTGCAGCAGTTCGGCACGGATTCTCTGCCGGATATCACCGGCAGCGTGGACATCTCCGGCATTATGGCCGCAGCCAATGCCCCTCTGGCGGACATGGCCAACTGTGGGCCAGAGAACGCCCACATCCCCGCCTGTTCGCCAGAGAATGCGAATCTCGGCGGCTGTGCGGCAGAGAGCGCCGACATCCGGGCATCTCTGGCCGACAACGCCGACAGTGGCGATGGTCCGCCGGAGATCGCCGACCCCGGGCCGATACCCGAGCATCTCTTCCGCGTGCCGGGCTTCGTCGCGCAGGTGATGGACTTCACGCTGGCCAACGCGCCGTATCCGAACCTCGGCCTGGCGTTCTGCGGTGCGATGGCGGTGCAGTCCTACCTGGCCGGCCGGAAGGTCTGCGACGAGGGCGACCTGCGTCCCAACATCTACCTGCTGGCGCTGGCCTCCAGCGGCACCGGCAAGGACTTCCCGCGCAAGGTCAACTCGCGGGTGCTGTTCGAGATTGGGCACGTCAGTGCCCTGGGCGACAAATTCGCTTCGGGCGAGGGCATCCAGGACGCCCTGGCCCGCACCAGCGTCATGCTCTTCCAGAACGACGAGATGGACGGCGTCCTGCGGCAGATCAACCTGGATCGCGAGAACAAGCGCGAGTCGATCCCCAACATCCTGCTGACGCTCTACACGTCTGCCAACGACGTCTACCCGATCCGCGTCAAGGCCGGGCAGAAGGAAGCCGCCCATATA